TTTCAACTTGCGTTTTTCGTTCGTTTTGTCGAGTCCTCCGACATGGACACAAAACTTCTTCTTGGTCTACTCCTTCGTCACGGCCTGACCATTGCTGGCGGCTACGCAACCGGAGCCGGTATCGTCTCGCAGGCCGATCTACAGACCGGCATCGGCGCAGCGGTCGCGCTTGTAGGGATTGTGATGTCGGCGCTTGAAAAACGTAAGCGGCTCAAATGACCAAAAGCGAGATCGTCGAAATCCAGACGCGCCTCAAGGCCCATGGCTTTGATCCAGGTGCAATGGATGGAGTTATCGGGCCGAAAACCCGAGCGGCGATTATCGCGTTTAAAGTCTCCAAGGCGCTTTCCCCTCGCGACTACATTGGGCCGATTACGCTGGCCGAGTTGCGCAAGGAGCCACAGGCATCGGTCGCGCCTCCGAAGGTCGCGGGAGAGCCAATCTGGCTACGCCGAGCGCGTCAGGAAATCGGCGTTTCCGAGATCGGTGGGCGGCAGCATAGCAAGCGCATCTTGTCCTATTGGCAGCTCGCGAAGCTCTACTTCTCCGACGATGAGACGCCTTGGTGCGCTGGATATGTCAACGCCATGCTCGAGGACTGCGGGATTGCCGGAACTCGCAGCGGCATGGCGAGGAGCTTTGAAAAATGGGGGCAACCCTGCGGAGCGATACCTGGCGCTATTGTTGTTTTCTGGCGCGGCTCGAAATCAAGCGGATCTGGCCACGTTGGATTTGTGACCGGCAAGGACCAATACGGGAATATCATGGTCTTGGGCGGCAACCAAGGTGATGCGGTCAATGTGAAGCCTTTCGACACTTCCCGAGTCGTTGGCTATCGATGGCCGAAAGGTTTTGATATCGGCAGCGATGCGCTCCAAACCGTCGCCAGTGACGGCAAAACATCCCAGAACGAAGCATGATCCCTTCCGCCATCTTCGGCTCGCTTTTGATGATCGCGGCTTTTGTCCTCGTCCTCAAATGCAGCCAAGACGACGACGATGACGATTTTCCCGATTACCCCGGCGGATACCGATAAACTTATGGACGAGGCGAAACGAGACAGAATTCTGGCAGGCATCGCGAAACGACCGAACGCGGCCAATTACGACATCTCAAAAAACCTCTCTGCGGTGACATCTGCCGAGGTTGCCGAGGTCAGAGCGTCAATGACAGGCGAGGTGATGAAAGGACCACAGGAGGACACGCAGGGCGAATTGGAGGCCATCCCACTAAATCAGAAGCGCGTCATGCCACAAAAGCCCCAAGGCTCCGATTGCCGCCGAAGACTGCATGAGATCAAGCGCGGAGTCTGCTACCGAGTCGCCGACTTCGCGCAGCACCTGGGAGTCTCCGAGGATACGATCCGGCGGCACGCGAAGGCCCTGCACTGCATCAAGTGGGTGGAGATGTCACCGGACAACTTTGAAGAGTGCGTGATGTCGCCGGAAACCGCAAAACAATACCTCCGTTAAACTATGAGCGACGAAATCAATCTTTCCGACCGCCTCGTAAGCGACTCCGACGCAATGAACCGCGTCGTTAAGGCTCAGGCTGAACTTGCCAAAGCCCGAGCTGAAGCATCAGCCCTACGCAAGGATCGAGACGACGCACTGGACGAATACAATGCCTTGCGAGCGGCCAAATTCCCGATCAAAAACGAATACAAGCCGAGGCCAAGGGTTAAAACCGAGACGGTCAGGCTCATTGCGAACGATGTTCATGGATCCATGATGGATCGCCCTGCCGTCGAGGCGTTTCTTGGCGATGTGCGAAGACTCTCGCCTGATGAGATCATTTTGAACGGTGACATCGTAGAATGCGGCGGCTTCCTTGCCAAGCATCACACGGCCAATTACATCGCGCAGACCACCTACAGCTATCAAGACGACATCGCCCACGGGAACTGGTTTCTCGATCAGCTCCAAGAGGCCGCGCCCTCCGCGCAGATTCATTTTATCGAGGGCAACCATGAGGACCGAGTCGAGCGTTGGGTCATTGACGAGACGCTTTCAAACTCGCGAGATGCCGAATTTTTGCGGCAGCTCAACGCGCCTGAGTTTCTCCTCAAGCTCAAAGAGCGCGGCATCATCTACTACCGGCGATCCGAGACTCACGTTCCCGGTCTGCCACCTGGCTGGATCAAGATGGGAAAAATCTTTTTCGTCCATGAGCTTTCCGGCAGCAAAAACGCCGCGAGCGATTCGGTGAGCCGCACGGCTGGAAACGTCGTCTTCGCTCACACACACCGCGAAGATTCGGCAACGCGCGTCCTCCCCGGTGTCGGCTTGGTCAAAGCGTGGAATCCCGGCTGCTTGTGCCAACGTCAACCGCTTTGGAGGCATTCGGATCCAACTGGGTGGAGCCACGGCTACGGATATCAGGTCATCGCGAAATCAGGCGAGTTCATCCACGTGAACGTCCCGATCTGGGAGGGTAGATCCCTCCTCGGCAACATGCTGGAAGGCCGATGAGCGCGTTTGAGGGACATTTCCGCAGAGCGCAGAATGCCCTTGGACTCGCTCATTACGACGTTCGCTTTTCGGTTGAGCCTGGTGCAGGAAACTACGCCAGCATCGAACCGGATCCCGCAAGCTGCACTGCGATCTGTCGAGTCGATCTAGAGTTGTGCGAGCGTGAGGAGCAAACAGCGCAGGTAGCGGTGCATGAGGTGCTGCATCTCCTGCTTGCCGAGCTGCGTCACGCTGCGTCCATCTCAGACGAGACTGCCGATTGGGTGGAAGAGCAGATCGTCAGGAAAATAGAAGCCGTGGTTTTTAAGGGCTTGGCATGATCTGCCTTTGTTGCCCCCCGATCAATTTCGTCTGCGAGCTTCACCGATCCGGTCGAGCTGCGATGGATTGCCCATGGGATCCCGACGACCTGCCGGATCGTCTGCGCGGATTTGGGCATCGCATGGCCGATCAGGACGGCGGAAGCGGCGAAGAATGGGTCACGCCGCAGGAGGATTTCGAGGCCCAGATGATTGAGGCGGCTCGCGTCCTCCTTGATGCGGTCGAAATCAAGGCAGAGCAAGGTATTTAAGGTTTTTTCTGTTTTCCTTAAAAAAATCCGTTGCGAGTTTTAAAGCGGGATTTATCATGGCCTCGTCAGCGGATGATCCGCCGACGAAAAAACGATGATCTTAAACATTGAAATTCCAGACGAGGAGGGCGCAATGCTTGACGCCCTTGCACAAGAACAGGACCGGAGCCGTTCCGCGCAAGCTCGCCGCTTGCTTATGCGAGCTATTCGTTCCGCCGCAAATCAACCCGAGGAGGACGAAGCATGAGCATTCTTCAAAATCGAAAAGCGGATAACCTCCGCGCACGCATGGAGGAGTTCCTCTCATTCTCATCGGCGGATTCCGTCGCTGACATGTTTAACCGGGCTTTTGAGGCCGGAGTCGCTGCCAAGTCGGACGCGGATTACTTCGCGATGCGTGACGCCCTTGAACGTGCCCGTGCTCGCTACGAGGCCCAGCGGAGAACTGAGCCTGTCGCCTTCTTCGATGTTCCACCCGGAACCCTAATCCACATCGCCAGCCATGTTTGAACCTATCGACTTTCTAATCAAAACCGTCACGGTTCTTGCCGTCTTCGCCATCTGGAACGTGCCGGCTCTTTTCGATCTGATCTGGCCATGATTCCGCATTCCACTTCGGGCGTGGTTTCCCGCTACCTCCTCGACGGCCCCTGCGCTGAAAGGCCCGTGACGCTCGAGATTGAGCGATCCGAGATCGTTGCCGTGATCGACAACGAGACGGGGGAGGAACTCGATCCATCCGTTGTTGAGCGCCGCGACTACGACCTAGCCATTGACTACCTAATCCACAGACCATGAACATCGACCAACTACTCGCCACGCATGAGCGCGAGACTGACAAGCTCATTGCTGAGATCCGCGCCTTTCGACTTCGTAAACGCGAATCGTGCGACCACCTGATCTACGACGGCCTAGCTGTCCAGGTGCGGATGTTAAAAAACCTAGGCATCCGACTCGCCGCCGTCGATGCCATCGAGGAGGAGCTTTACGGGCTGGCTCTGGATATTTTCCCAGACAATGGGCAGGGGCGCGACTGATACGCGCACTATTTCAAACCAAAAAAGAGACAAATGAAAAACGAAATCACCACTGAGACTCCAAGGTCTCGCCAATCCGCACTCGCCACCATGGCGACGAAATACAACGTCGAACCTGCCGCACTCCTGACAACGCTGAAGGAAACTGCCTTCAAGGGTGCGACCGATTCGCAGATGATGGCACTCTGCGTTGTCGCCAACGAGTATGGGTTGAATCCCTTCACCAAGGAAATCTACGCTTTCCCAGATTCCAAGTCCGGCGGCATCGTCCCAATTATCGGCGTTGACGGTTGGTATCGCATCGTGAACGACAACCCTGCCTTCGACGGTTGCGAGTTCGACGTGAACCAGGCTAGTGGCAAACTGGAGTCGATCACCTGCCGGATCTACCGAAAGGATCGCGCACGCGCAGTCGAGGTCACCGAATACCTCGACGAGTGCAAGAGGAACACTCCGCCTTGGAACAATCAGCCAGTTCGCATGTTGCGCCATCGAGCGTTCGTTCAGTGCGCTCGCGTGGCGTTTGGCCTTTCGTTTATGGACCCAGAGGACGCAGAACGGATGCGCCAGTGGACTTCTGAATCTTCTCGAGATCGCGCAGAGCAGGAAGCCGCGAAGGTTTCGTTTGCCCCTGCGGCTCCCGTCACTCCCGCCATCGAGGCGCAGGCTGAAGTCATCGAAGAGGGAGGCGCGGCATGATTGCTTTCGACTATGCGTCGCAAAATTCTAGCAAATGCAAAAATGATGCGCTGGATATTCTGGAGTCGCTACTTGCAAAGCTTAGAGGCGAAGGCAAGTCGCCGGAGGAAATTGTAGTCCACGTCAGCATGGTTGGAAGTGCAATTTTGGGAAGCATACTTTTTAAATGGGGTAGCAAAAACACTGAAGAGGAATATTGCGATAATTTTAAAGCGCTTACCATTGGATTCGCGGACTATCTCCGCGAGATCAGCCATAAAAATTTAAATTAATTGGAGCATGAAAGACGTTTCCATCTACCACATCGACCACCTGGGCGGAAACCCAACCATCCGATTCAACCTTGCGGCGATTCGGCGCCTCCTTCCCGAGTATCAGATTAAGGACTTCAACCTGACCTCACGGCAACGAAACAAAATGCAGCGCCGCGTCGATCTTTACGTCGGCCTTGGCGGAAAGTGTGATTTCCAGACGGGCATTGATGCCAGTGAAGAGCGCGTCATCCCTGCCCGAATCATTCCGGCAAAAGACGCCAAAATGGTGCGCGGGAAGCTGGTCCCAGCATCGAAGCGTGAGGTCATACCGGCACGCATCGAACCGGCTAAACCGGAGATCCTGCCGAGCATCAATCATTTGCCCAATGATGATATCCTAGACAGGGCGCTTCGTCTCGACTTCGCAAGCAAAACCAAAACCCTCGCATCAGCATGAAAGAATTTCCAGACTGCACAATCTACCATTGCGAGCAACGCTCCGAGGAATGGCATGACCTTCGCCGTGGAGTATTGACCGCATCGAACTTTGGGCCGTGGCTTTTGGCCAAAGGGAAGGTCGCAGAGGGAGCGCGTGAGAAGGCGATCTGCAAGCTCATCAGCGAACGGGCCAAATGCTGGCAAAATCCCAACTTTGAAAACGCAGCCATGCAGCGCGGCACTGAGATGGAGCCGCAGGCCGTCGATGCGTTTGAGAAAGCGACAGGAAACAAGCTTGTCCAGGTGGGTTTCTGCCAGAGCAATGACGGCTGGTTCGGCTGCTCTCCAGATGGCCTCCTCGAGGGCGAAAGCATTGGATTTGAGGGCAAGGTTCCAGTGCCATCAACACACATCGAATACCGTCGAGCTGGGATCCTTCCCGATTCCTACCTTTATCAAGTCCACGGATGTATGGCCGTGACAGGAGCGGAGGCTTGGTGGTTCCAAAGCTGGTCACCTGGCCTCGCAAGCCTTCGGATCCTCGTCGAGCGCGATGTGTTTACCGATTCGCTGCGCGATGCGCTGATTGAATTCTCACGGAAGTTTGAGGAAGCATGGGAGCAGGAAACTCAGGCAGCGAAGGAGGAGGCATGAAAGACCTAATTGGAAAGCGAGTGTTGTTAATCTGGAATGACAAGGCATGGAGTAATGGGGCTGATTGGATTGCGTTTCGCCTTCTGGACTTTGATTTAGATGATGATGAAAACCACTGGCTTTGGCTGCAAGGAATTGACTCGCCGGACGGAATTGAGCACGACGGGTCTAAATGTTCAGCCCGCATGAACGAACTTAGAGCCATCATTGAATGGAAGTAAAGAATGAAACAATCTCCCACCGCTCGCAGCTTGGCCCACCTGCGCAAAACGTGTCAGTTGGTCCAGGTAGTCGAGCGGTGGAATCCTCACGCTCGCATTAGACAGGATCTTTTCGGCATCATCGACATCCTCGCGATTCGCGATGGCGAGACTGTAGCAGTGC